CCTACCCTGAATCGTCTGCTGTCATTGGTATAGGATTTTCCGACATCATGGCGGACACGTTCGCTAAGTCTGTAGGAGACTACTTCAAGTATCCTAAAGGCGTGGACGTGTCCGGATGGGATGTTTTATTGGATAGGACGTACATCCAAGAAGCAGCTTATGGTATATGCTATAAGGTACTCTTCGGAGCTCCTGAAGCATATGCTTGTGCTGTCGGAAACCACGTCATCTGTAACACTAATCCGTTGTTTCTCTTAAAAGGAAATGATCGGAGTTACTTGTGTCCCAGACCGGTATCTGGTGGGATGCTTTCTGGTAGTTATGTCACCACTCTTTATAACACTATATGTCGTATCGACGTTGCGTTCTTAAGTGGGGCTGACAATGTTAAAGCTGCCGGAGATGACACCGTTGAAGATCGCAACGACTCTGCGGAAGAGATAGCCGCAAAGTATGCTGACCTCGGTTTCAAGGTAAGAGTTGAATCCGATTCTCAAAAGTATTTCGACTTTTGTAGCCATAGGTTTTGGACCAACGGCGCGCATAAAGTACAATTTGAAGCTTGTACTAAGGCACTATTCTCGTTCTTTTCAAAACACAACTACGATCATGAACGTAGTGCGCAATTGCTTTACGAGATTCGAAATAACGACGAGTTTCAACGGGTCAAGGATCTGATTCTTGATCAAAATCCTGATGTGTTCTATACCACTATTTCTACTCCCGAAGAGGGGTCGGGAGAAATAGAAATAGAAAATATAAAAGATGCCAGTCAAGAGAATGAAGAACCGAACGCGAAGAGGCCGAAAGGCCCCTTCGTCAGTTCCAATTAAGTTGAACCAAGCCGTCCCTTCAAGGGACGCGCGTGGGGCCGCTTCTCTCGGAATCCGTCGAAGTGCACACGAACAAGTGTGTGCTTTGACCAACCCCTTTTGCCCTCAAGCTAAAGGGGCTAAGATTCCCGATGATGATTCAGCCAGTAGTCTGCCACTCACGATGAAAGCTTACTTTCCTGTAACCATTGATGTTAACGGGGCGTTTGCTTTAAGTGTAAAGGCGAATCCCTCAGCTGTATTTAGGACTCCTACAGCGCAGTCTGGTTACACTATTACCACATGGAGTAATTACGTAGCCATGCCAGGGTTTACTACTTTCGACGCGAACGCCAGTAGATACCGAGTTGTATCTTTTGGTATACGCGCTTACTCGACGTTGGCACCCACACA